CTTGAGAGGATACCATCCGATTGTACCTTCGATCAAGTCAAGGGGCCACAGCATATTAAAGATGTTATGGCTAATCAAAGATCATGGAGTATATACTCCATGGATCTTACATCTGCAACAGATACGTTCAGTATAGGTTTGCAGTGGTTGATATTGAAGGATTTAATCTTCAATTCACATGATAATCGTTTAGAATTATCTAACGATTGGTTGAACATAATGACATCAGAAACTGTCATTATGAATGGAAGAAAGGAAATCAAATTTTCTTTCTCAAATGGGCAGCCACAGGGCTTTTTAAGCTCGTTCCCGTCATTTGCGTTAGAACATCATATCGTGATGCTAACGACACTTCGACTTAGCGGAGTGGATATACCACCCGATAAGGCGTACAGATGTTTAGGAGACGATGGTCTACTAACATTATATGATCCAGAATATGAGATTCCATTTCTGTATCAACGGCTGATGGCATCGGCTAACGTCGAATGCAATCTAAATAAGGGATATCTGTACAACCCAGATAACCCTGATAGGATGGTAAAAATTGCAGAATTTGCAAAATACCTATTACTAGATGGTATAGAGTTAACACCTATACCAACTAAACTGCTAGTTACTGAAAATAAGTTCAATAACTACATCGGTCTCGCAGCGTGGTATTCAATACACCGTGCCGAGCTTTGGTCCATAGAAGAATTAAAATTCTTCCTTGAACAAATGGATAGGTTTGATAGTGAATACTATTCACCTATCATTGATATCATGGTACATTTAAATGTACCAGGTATATTCAAAGAGTCTTTCAAGCAAAAAACTGACAGACTCATAAGTGGGCACAGTCTTGATGATATCATGATTGTGCAATGCTTACTGGCACATAGTATGATCTATGCTGCTGGTAATAAATTGTTGAGTAATAAACCTTACGACAACAATATCAAAACCTTAATTCACTTATCAAGTGAATTAAAGCCATTCATGGAGTTCATAGATGATCAATCTATCATTTCCCATGATAACAAGCTTAGCATTTTAAAGCAAGATGTTGAGCGATCCTACCAAACCTTTTAGGAAGTATGTAGGAATTATTCTTCTTTAGATGAATTATCTAAAGATGATATATTATTAGTTTGTATGATTCTACAGACTAATAACACGGATGCCATCAAGAAGAAAATTGATGGTATACTATCGAGTTTGTATCTATTGATGATAGATCCATACACAGATGTTCCACAAGGTGAAGAAAATCACTTTATGGATAGGTTACTAGAGTTATATCAAAACTTTAGTATTAGTATTGAGAGGAGTTGGTCAACCTTCTCAAAAAAGATTCCA